AAAGTTGTTATAACTCATCCAGTAGACACCACTAGGAGTAGTTATTGCTGCTTTAGGACCTATTAACCCTGTACCTTCATTAATTAAATTAATACCAAAAGTAAAAGGCGGTCCAATAAATTGCATACTGTAAAGGGCTGTATCAGTCCAAACTAATATTTCTTGTCTTGCTTTTACGCCACCAATAATAGAAGAACCAGATGATAATCTTAAAGACCCTGCCGTGTTAGTTGATAATGGCTCAAAATCTAGTGCGTTTTCTTGATCACTAAATGCTATTAGCATAGGATCAATAGCACCTGTTCTAGCAGAACCAGATATAGGATCACATCCTAAAACAATTAAGTGCCTGTCTTTTTCAGATGTGATAACTTGTAAACCTTTGGTAGGTACTAGGTTAGCACCTGAAATACCAGATAGCTCTACAGCTCTTGCTGACAAACCACTATTTTCAGTCCATTTATATATGCCTGCGTTTCTTTGGTTTATCATTAAGTCTTCACCAAAGTTATCATGCGTCCAAATTCTAAGCTGATTGGTATCACTTAATGCAGATGTACTACCAAAAGCACCTTGACCCCAGCCGTTTAATCCCCAACCTGTTCCTGGGACATATACATCTAATCCTACATTAAGTTGGTAAGTACCAACAACAGATGAACCACCATTACCAGAATCAGAAGCATTAGCAGTTACAGCAGCACCAGATGTATCTTTAGCTTCAATAGTATAACTATTGTCATTTACTACATTTACTATTTGGTATTCTTGATTTAAAACCGTTGCTGTAATATTGCCACCAAGAGTAGCAGCACCTGAAAATGTTACAAAATCATTTTTAACAGCACCATGAGCTGTATCTGCTACAGTAATTGTGGCATCACCATTTGATGCGGAAAATGTAACATCACCTGCTGATGTAGTAGCTCTTATAGGAGTTATATCATTAAAGGCATTACCTGCTTCTATATAATATTTCCAAGTTGTACCTAATCCTAAAAATTTTGTACCTTCTAAAGAAATCCAAGGATGCAAAGCTCTTGCTGTGCCTAAATAAGTATTAACTGTTGATTTTTCCCAACCGCCAAACTTTTCTGGTCTACCTTTACGAAAACGAACTAAATTACAATCAAACCAACCGCCCTCGTTATCATAAGCAGTACCTTCTCTGTTAATACCTGGTCTAAATGTAAGTTTCTGCAACGGCATTGTTAAACCTCATGCCATTCTTTGCCTGCAAACAACAAAGATTCCGCTTCTCTTCTTCTTATTAAACCCTGCAACACTTTACCTCCGGCTTTGTTCCATCTTTTTATTTGTGCTGGTACGCCTTCATAATCTTTAGCATTTAATACTTTTAATAAAGTAGAAGCTTTTAAATTAGCAGGTCCTAAGTTAAACACCCAAGAAACCATAGCATCAAATTGGTTTTGTTCTAAATCAACAGTAACCATATCATTTATATACCCTTCGTACTCTTCCATTTCATGTAAAAGTAATTTATCTGCTTCTTCTTGACTAATAGTATCGCCTTCTTTAACGCCTTTAGTTGAGCCATATCCTATTGTCCAAACACCAGCAGCACACTTATATGCTTGTAATTCACAGCCTTCAAACCTTTTAATAAGGGACAAGCCTTCTTGTGATATGTTCATATTACTGCTCCTTTGTAGTAACTGTTTTATAATAGACAACAACTTCTTTAAGCTCATTTATATACCTTTTTAATTCTTGCATATTATATGCCATAAGCTCGTAATCGGGCACAGACATAGCTAAGAATACCACTTGACCTTGGTCTTTCTCAACCCTTGCTAAAAACTCTTCTAAGTTTTTATCTGAGACTACATACCAATATGGATCTTTAAGATCTATTTCTCTAGGCATGATGGGTTGAACAATGGTTCTTTCCATTGGTTTTGCAGTTACTTCTATCTGTTTAGTTGGTAACAGACTGCAACTGCAAACCATCATCAAGACTGTCAATGTTACGACTGTCTTCTTCAATGCTATCAAATACATCTTTTGTCCCTTTGTTTACCCTAGGTTCTATTAAACCAGGTTTAGCTGCGGCTAATTTGGTTAAGTTATGTCTTTTAAATATGTCAAGGTACCTTGTCATTTCTTGTTGAATTTGTTGATTGCGACTTTGTAAGTCTAATAAACTGGATGTTTGTAGTGCAAAATCGTTTTGTAAACTAGCAATAGCTTCTTCTTGTGTGGCTACAGCACTTTCTAAAGCAATGTTATTACCTGAAAGAACTTTGTTTTGTGTATATAAATAATAGGTTATTGTTGTCATAACAATAATTATCCCTATCAGGACTTTGCTCATACAAATCTAGATAGAACCAAAGATACCAGTATAAAAGGATACACAGCCCATATCATGTTTTCTAGTTTATCAAAACGCTTAGATCCATCTTCTAATCTTTTTTCTATATTTGCGTATCTAATAGAACACTCTTTTTCGTGTGTTTCTATTTTGTTTATTGCTTCATTTGATTTTGTCATAAGATTGTATAAATATTTATAGATTTTTCTTTTCCTTTTACCTTTATGCTATTAAGTTCTTTTAGAATTATTTGATCACTAAAATCTTTTGCATTGATAGTATCATAACCTATAACAATATCTTCTCCAACCTCCTTTGTTGAGCTCTCAAGTCTTGCTGCAAGATTAACAGCATCACCTATAGCAGTATAATCAAACCTAGTATTGCTACCCATGTTCCCAATTACTGCATAACCAGTATTAACCCCTACTCCTATTTCAACATCAATATCTGCTTTTTTAATGTTTTCTTGTATCTCTTTAGCACAAAGGACGGCAGCAGTTTCATGATTCGGTAAGTCTATTGGTGCATTAAAAATAGCCATCATTGCGTCACCTATGTATTTATCTACCATACCTCCGTATTCTTTTACTGCATCAGCTTGAATTGTTAATGCTTTGTTCATAATTTTAGTTACTTCTTCTGGCTCTAACTTTTCAGACATTGCCGTAAATCCTCTAACGTCTGTAAATAAAAATGTGCAATATCTTCGTTCTCCACCCAAAACTAATGATCCAGGATTGTCTTGTAGTTTTTTAACTTGTCTTGGATCTAAGTAATGTTCAAATTGTTTTTTAATTTGTTGACGCAATTTAAACTGCTTTCTAAAGTTTAAGTAGAAAGCTATCGCACCAGTAATGAATTGTGATACAAAAGTCCACGAAAAGTCTATTAAATAGCCTTTTTGAATACTATAAGCTCCTGTAAGGCTTGTAGTAAAGAGTAAAATTATAGCCAGACTTACGCCTTTGGTTATACCAAGATAATTAATTACAAGCCATGTCAACGACACAAATATTACAAAAATTAAAATTTCTAACGCAAGAGCAAAATCTGGAATAAAGGGAGACTTTTCTAACAAAATTGACTCAGATAATGCTGCTTGAATTTTATGTGGCTCTAATAATCCAACCGGAGTTGCAATTTGAGGCATGATTCCTGGGGCAGTGACTCCAACAAAAACAAATTTACCTGCTACATCCATTTCTTTTAAATTTGTTTGTGGTGTATTAACCCAACTAATCCACTTACGACCAAGACTATCTGTTTTAACTGGTGGTATTCCTCTGACTGATATCTCTTGTATACCATTATCATTTGTAGTGATAATGTAAGTTTTAGCACCTGTTAATACTTTTAAAACTTCTGTACCAAAAGAAGATACATATCCATCTGGTGTTTTTAATAATAATGGTATTCTTCTGACTAAGTTATCTATATCAACTGGTGCACTTGCTATACCTTGGTTTGATTGATTTTGCAAAATATCAATATTTTGTATAACACCAGGTGTAAACATGCCGCCAACATCATTACCTTTTATAACTGTTCCAGTTGTTTTAGGATATTTACCATTTGCATTTTCAAACATAGCTAATACAGATGGTGCATAACCTAATGTAGTAGCAAAAGTTTCATCGCCACCCATACGATCAGCTTGTGGAAATCCTATAACCCAACCAACTCCCATAGCTCCTGCATTAATTAGATCTACTTGAATTTTTGCAAGACTTCTTCTAGGAAATGGCCATCCCCCTTCATTAGCAACATCTTCTTCAGTTATATTAAGTATTACAAAATTACCAGAAGGTTCTGGCGTTGTTACAAAAGTATCAAATATTTTTAACTTTAATATTTCTGTAGGGGTGCTTTGAAATATTAAAGGTAGTGATAGTAATATAAGTATAGGTAATAATAGTCGTTTCATTAATTACTTTGAGTTATTTTTATAGTGCTGCCATTACCACCATTTACTTTAATAATATTAGATGTCCCATCTTGTATAAAGATTACAGTATAGCTTCCAGAAGAATCTATATCTACTCTAGCTGTATCGCTAACACTACGCATAAGTGTTAATACTTCTCCTGTTATAAAAGATGTTACTTGCGTTTTTAAATCCTGTCCTAGTTGAGTGCCAACTATATTGGTAGATGTAGCATCTTGAGCTAACTGATCTTCTTGTTGTATTTCTTGTAATGCGTCTATAACATCTAGCAAGTCCTCTAAGAAGTTTACATCAAGATAGTTTATATCTAGCTCTGTAAACTCTAGCTCTCGCTCTGAGTCTAAGAAGTCTTCTTCTAAAAAGTCCTCATCTAAACCATCAAAGTCTAGTATGTTTTTCTTTTTTGCTTGTATAGATTCTTCTATAACGACCTCTTCTTTAGGTGGGTTAACAATAAGCATATTGTCTATAAGATCTAGTGTTAGGTCTAAGATTACAGGTGAGCTAGGTGATTTTTCAAAAACATCTACTGTTGTAGCTTCGTATGGTTTGTTAAGTGTAACCGTACCCATAGCTGTAGTTACAATAATTTCTCCACTAGATATACCAAATTCATCTGGTAGCAGTATTAATAAACTTCTTCCTGTTTCATCTACTGTAACTGTAAAATCAGTACCTCTTATTGCTATATTTGCTGTTGGAGTTTTAAGATCTATATTAGCTTTATCTATCTTATTAAAACTACCTGTAATAAACCTAGCTGTACCAAGACCAAAAGTAATGGCCATTTTAGACTTACTAGGATTAGGATCAAAAATATATTCATCTATAGTTAGCTGAGAGTGTTCGGTAAGCTTTACTTTAGAATCATCAAGAAAGGTAATAGCCATACGACCATTAGTCGTAACTGCTTCATCATTTTGTTGTATATCAAAAGACTCTGTAGCTTTATATGGCTTGTCTCTTACTATTTGAGCTGAACCTTTTAGTTCAGATATGCTCCCTACGTCAACAGCTTGTAGTTGTTCCGCCATCATTCTGAACGACACAAACAGTACCGTTAGAACCAGTAGAGTTAATT